AATATCTCTTTACATTGTACTCTATGTTTTGATTCGTCCCTCATATGTGGATCATAATTTCTAAAATCAAATTCTAGTTCACCGCCCTTATATTCTGATCCATCTGTTAATTGACAAGTCATAGATAGTTTTCTAATTTTACCGTGATCTGGTGTATTTGGTCTATCGTAAGGTTTATCCCAGCTATCACAGTGCCAATCGTAATATTGATTTAATTTATATTTTGTAAACTGACAAGACTCACTTCTGTCCCACTCAAAATTCCAACCAGCATTTCTATTAGCTTGATGCACATATGGGTGTAATTCTTTGTATATCCAAGTGTCATTGAGCCAAACTAAATCAGAGTTTCTTTTTCTTTTTAAATCTAATACTTCTTGCTTGTTTAATTTTTTATTACCATAGCCACCTGTTCTAGCCATTTCTTCTTTTTGTGCATTAGCGTATTTAATAACTTCATCACAAAACTTGGGTGTTAACACACCACTAAAATACCAATAGTAATTAGTTATATTCATAAGTTATTGTTTGCACAAAGTTTAAACTATCCTTTTGATTATTTGTTAAATAATACATACTAGTTGATGGAAACATAATAAACCTATTATTTATAAGTTCTATGTCCCAAGATCTACCTTTACGTCTGTTATCTTCATAATGTATTCGAACCATACAATTCTTTACATTTACCCCATAAAGAAATGTATAATCAGGAGAGTTTCGCAAATCCACAGGATCTATATTTAATAAAGGAATTGTTGTTTCTTGAGGCTTATACATATTGCCCCACGTTTCTTTATTAATTAAAGTAAAACCATAATCTAAATTTATGTGCTCTCGTACATAGGTATTTAACATATCCCACGTACGTGAAAATGGAAAATCTTTGTTTGTTATTTGTGATTGTAAGATGTCGTTTTGTAATTTATCTCGGTCAATTTCCCACCCTTTAGGCATTGCCACATCACCATAATATAATGCTATTTCAGATAATACTTTCTTTTGCATACCACATACCTTTTTAATTTATGAGTTTTCGTCTGTCAAGTCCCAAGACTGGCCTTCTTCATTCCAAAGATAAATCCATCTGTGAGTACCAGCTTGATTTTGTGATTGTTGTTCTGCAGTTAATGCAGGAGCACTACCGATTGGTGATTGCCAAGTTGCAGTTGCAGTATCTTTTACCCACGATGCATATGGTTTTGGAGGCCAGAAGATATTATTATCTTCATCCCAAGAATAACCTATGCCTGCATAGTTTCCTCTAAATGCTTTTGAATCATCACCAGAGCTATGTTTATTAGCCATTGTATTGTAAGATGTTTGAATCCACATTTCTGCAGGCCAGTTGTTGTGTCTTTCTAACCATTGTTGACCTACTGTTTCATCTTCAACACCATCAGCATTTAACATCTTATCATTGTCCATTGTAAGAACAGCAATAATTTTTCCATTAGCTCCTAATTTTGCAAAATGTGCCATAATGTTTCTCCTTATATATTAATTTTAATTATCATTCAACTATGCAATTTTATACCTTATTATTACTACTCCAGAGCCACCTGTTGCTCCTGCAACTGGTGTTCCTGTATTAGCAGTTGAACTACCACCTGCTCCACCACCCGTATTATCAGTTCCATTTTGTCCAGCAGCGTTTGCATTTGGAGGTCCACCATTTCCTCCACCACCAGGACCACCAGTTCCTGGAGTGCCTCCTTGATAAGTTCCACCACCTCCGCCTCCAGCGTAAGTTGTATTAGAGCCACTAATACCTGTCGTTGCTCCAGTGCCACCACCACCTGCTGTTGCGGAACCACTATTTCCTCCGGCAGTAGTTGCTCCTCCTCCACCACCAGCTGTATAATTGGGTGTAGTTGTTCCTGTGCTGCCACCATCATTTCCTTGAGATGGAGTTGTTGGTGGAGTATTACCTGATCCTCCAGTAAATGGAGGACTACCTGTTTGACCTGATCCTCCGCCTGATCCTCCAGATAAACCAGGTTGAAAATTTGGACCTGCCGCAGCTCCGCCTCCACCACCACCGGCAGATATAATTGTTGAAAATTGTGAATTACTTCCGTTTGTTCCTTTAGCTGCTGATGGAGCCGGTCCACCAGGACCACCACCTCCTACTGTTATTGGAAAACCAGTTGCCGTTACTGTTATAGCTCCAGCACCTTCTAAAGGACTAGCTGTATACGGAGTGACCGGAGATTTATCCTCTCTGAAACCACCTGCGCCAGCACCACCAGTACCACCATTTCCTGATATTTGAGTTCCTGCTCCTCCACCTCCAGCAACAACTAAATATGAAACTTGATTATTACCGGGTACAGTTGCAAGAGATGATACACAAAAAGTGCCAGGACCTGTAAACGTATGTACTTTACACGCTCCACAATTTACTGTGGTTACTGTTCCTCCAGTAGCTGTTATAAAAGCTTCACCTGTTTCAGTATCTTCTGCGTTTTGAACATTAATCCAACCTTTTGTAGAATCAACATATACAAAAGTTGCTGCTTGACCATCAACTGATAGTTTAGCATCATCTGCTGTACCACCTATTTTTTCTGAACCATTTGGTGATATTGTTAAATTGTATGTTGCAAAATTTCTTGCATAATCAGCAAAAGCGCCAGGACTTCCTGCTGGTAAGTTTGCTGTAATTGCACTGCTTTGATTTATAAAATATCCTTCACCACTTGCAGCAGTAAACGTAGCTGTTTTTGGAGTTGTCTGCCAAGATAGTAATGCGGTGTCTCCTATAGTTACCGCTGTGCCTGATCTTGGACTAATTTTATTTACTTTTAATTCACTCATAATTTACCTATTGAAACTTATATCTTATTATTACTATACCAGAACCTCCTTGGAATCCACTTGTGTTACTCGCTGGACTAGATGTTGGACCGCCTGCACCTCCACCACCACCAGTGTTGTCCGTTCCAGCTGTTCCTATATTTGCGTTAGTTGCACCATTTCCACCACCACCTGCGCCTGATCCTGGAGTTCCAGTACATTGTGTTCCTCCACCGCCACCACCAGCTCTTTGTGTTGGTGTTCCGTTAATACTAGATGTTCCGCCTGCACCACCATTTCCACCTACTGTTGGAGTACCTGCTTGAGCCGCAGCTCCACACGCTATTGCTCCACCACCACCACCGCCAGCGTAGTTACTACCTGTAGGACCCATTCCGCAAGGTGCTGTTCCACCTGCTTTTCCTTGAGGTGGATCTACAGGAGGGGTATTACCTGCTCCTCCTGGACTCGCGGGGTCAGTATGTCCTGATCCTCCACCACCAGATCCTCCATCTGCTCCTTGTTGAACAGGAGATTGTGCACTTCCTCCGGCTCCACCACCTGCTGATGTAATTGTTGTAGTACCTGCAAAAACTGAATTTACTCCATTGGTTCCTCTAGCGGTAGGTCCAGAAGGAACGGTTCCACCTCCACCAACTGTAACTGGATAACCTGTTACGGCAACAGGTAAAGCTGCTGCGGGAGATGTTCCTAAAGGTGAAACGGTATAAGGGCCTCCAACTGTACCCGGAGATTCTCTGTAGCCTCCAGCTCCACCACCACCAGCTCCACCACCAGCTCCGCCTGCTCCACCACCAGCTATCACTAAATATTCTATTTGATTTGATCCTCCTGAATTTCCTGCATTAGAAACACAAAAAGTTCCTGGTCCTGTAAAAGTATGAACTTTAAAATTTGTACAAACTGTTGATACTGTTCCGCCTGTTGCAGCTATAAATTGTGCTTGAGTTCCCGCATCATTATTACCATCGTTTACAATCAACCAACCTTTAGTGTCATCTGCATAAACTAAAGTAAGTGATTCACCTGCTATACTAACTACTAAATCGTTAGTGGCATCATTATTAATTTTTTGAGAGCCATTAGGTGCAATCGTTAAATTATTATTATCAAAATTATTTGCATAATCTTTAAAAGCAACTATTGATCCAGCGGTTCCTGCTGGCAAGTTTGCTGTAATTGCATTACTAGAAGTATCTACAAAATAACCTTCACCATTTGATGCAGAAAAAGTAGCAGCCGTTTTAATTGATGTTTGCCAATCAACAGTTCCTGTTCTTCCAAAACCTGTTTGTGATGCACCTGATGCTAAAGCAACAGTTTTACCTGATTCACCTACAGTTAATGTAGATCCTGATTCTGTTGTTATTGTATTTACTTTAATTGTACTTGTCATAATTATTGAA